AACTCTTCATTTCATCCCATATAAGACGGTCATCCTGCTTTACAATCTTTGTCTTAACGCCTGTTGGGTATCCTAAACGAAAATATTCATTGCCATTCCATACATCTAAGAAAGGTGTTAAAGCTCCTACAGTAATATCAATAATAGGACTACTTTCTACAGTTCCTTTATTGTTGATATTTACTTTTAAATCACTATTAGAAACAGCAAATGTTTCTGTTTTCGTTTCACCTAGTTTGTAAGGCATAGGACAAATAAATGTAATAGTCCCTTTACCTCTGAATAACAATTCATCTAAGTTTAATTCTCCATCTATAACAGCTAAATAAGTTCTGTCTGGTTCATCATCAAATACAAGTTCTTTTGGTTCGTCTGTAATAAGCCATTCAGCCATATCTTCTTTTATTTTTTGTAATTCTGATTGATTCTTGGCTCTAACTAATACAGGTACTTCAATTTTTCTTACTTCTGTATTTGTCTGTAAAAGATGTCCACCTGCAAGACCATTTACTTGCAAAATGTCTCTTTTTATCGGAGCAAAAGCAGAACGATTAAACCCCATTAATACATGCAGGTAATCTTTCCTTACTCCATTAAATTTAAAGCTTCCCATAATATGAAGCCTCCTTATTAAAAAGTTTATTTATTTTGTGTACGTTTACGTATTATGTAAACGTAATTAAGCCCCTCAAAAAGAGAGGCTAATAGTTTTATACTGTTGGTGTTACTTGTGGTTTAAATTGTGCTAATCTTGATTTTTTACGTTCAGTAGCATTGTTTACATCGTCAGAAATAACTTCACCGACAACTTTCTTATCCATAAGGATATAAGTGTTGCCTTGTGCATCTTTACCTTGTGTTTCATCAGTAGGTCTTACTTGTTGTTCTTGAGATGCTACAATGTATTTAATCTCTGGTGCATATGGTACAGGTTGTACTTGACTGTTGATGTGTCCTTTAAATCCTGCTAAAGAAGAAGATAAAGAATCATTATTAATGCCACCTGCTACTAAATCACCCATCATAATATCTTCTGTTATAGCTTGGAATCCTTCTAAAACTGCTTCTGACATTGATTGAGCTTGCTTTACAGCATAGTTGCTCATATCTGAAATACCATTAGCAAGTCCTTCTGTTACGAACTCACCCAAACCATACATTAAACGAGATGGAGAATGTATTTTAAAGAAGCCTGTTACAGCATTTTTAATATCAGATGCGATACCTTTTACTGCACTTACAGCATTTTTAGCCATGCTAGTTGCTCCATTGATTAAACCGTTAATTATATCTTGACCTGCACTCTTCAACATTGAACCTGCATTACTAAAGCAGTTCTTTATGCCACCGATTACACTACTTCCAATAGTTGACAGTAAACTTCCAACCATAGAGAGGATACCTTGAATAAGCATTTTGAGGATTTGGACACCTGCACTTAAAATCTGAGGTAAATTGCTGATAATTGCTCTTGCTATTTCCATGATTAACTTAATACCAGTTTGGATAAGTTGAGGTAAAATTCGAATAATACCATCAATAAGAGATTTCAAAATTTTCATACCAGAATCAATTAATTTTGGTAAATTTTGTATTAATGTTTCAACTAATTTAACGATTATCTTAATACCTGCATCAATCAATTGAGGTAAAATCTTAATAATTCCATCTATTAGAGCCATTAAAATTTTCATACCTGCATCAATCAGTTTAGGAAGATTTTGTATTAACATGTCGCAAATTTTAGTGATTAGCATAATAGCTGTGTCTATTAATTGAGGTAGAATTTTTATAATCCCATCAATTAATGCAAATAGAATTTTTACCCCTGCATCAATAATCTGAGGTAAAAGTGTTACGATGGCATTAATTAGTGTGTCAATTACCTTCATGCTTGCCTCAATTATTTTCGGTAAATTTTGGACAATCCCATCTATTACAGCCATTAAAATTTTAATTCCTGCTTCCAAAATAACAGGTAATAGTGTACCTATTACGGTTACAAATGAATTAACAATTTGCGTTGCTACTTCTACCAATGTAGTAATAATTTGCGGTAATACCTGTACAATTCCCTCAATAAGCTTAGTTAATATTTGAATACCTTGTTCTAGGAATCTAGGTAAATAAGTAGTAATTAGATTTACAATAGTAGTAATTATGTTTGTGATTGTCGTGCTCAATTGTCCACTAGTAGAGTTAATACCTTCAACAATTGTAGGAAGGAATCGCATAGCAGTAATAAGTAATGCAGGGAATCCTCCTAAAAGTAATCCTATTAATGTTGGCATAATCGTCATAAAAATTTGACCTAATGCAGAAGTGTCTCCACCTAAAGCCAATCTAAATGCATCTACTAATTCTGTTATTTTTGCTTTTATGGCTAATACTGCTGTACCTAGTAAATTTGCTACGTTTTGGAAACCTTGAGGAAGGGTAGACAACCATTGATTAGCTAAGTTGCCTGTGGTTAATACTGAAAGAAGATATTGACCGAGGTTTAATAGATGTTGTCCAAATTGCATGATAGGAGCAAAACATGAAACAATCGTATCTCTTATTTTTGCTACTGCCATACCTACAGCTTGTGCTGTTGCTTGGAATGGTGCAGGTAAATGAGTAATCCAGTCATTCAAATAATCTCCATCAACTGCTGTCCAGAATAGGTATTTTCCTAGAGCAACCATTGCTTGACCAAATTGTTGTACTGCTCCTAATCCTGCCATAATACTATTTCTAAAACCTTCATTAGTTTTCCATAAATGAGTAAACAGTACAGTTAAACCTGCAATTGCACCTGCTAAAATCCATACAGGAGCACTCATCGTTGCAAACCCTGTGATAATTGGCATCATAATAGGGCGTAAAGCAAATAATATTGCTCTTAATCCTGCAAAATAACCAATACCTAATGCTAATGGTGTTAGTAATACCATTAGAGCAGGTACAAGCATCATTGTTCCTTGAATAAATTTAGCTAATACTGGATGTGCTTCATTAAATTTAATTACTAACTCTGCCATTTTTGCAACAAAGTTAAATAATGGAATCATTACACTTGCAAATGCATCTCGCATTGGTTGCAGTGCTTTTGTTAACTTTTCCATCATATTGCTATATGCTTCTGCATACTTTGGGTTCATTTCCATATTTGAATTATGAAGTGCTCCATAAAACTTTATAGCACCTGCTGTTGCTAGTCCAAAAATTACAGGCATAGCCATCATTTGTGTGTTTAAGTCTCTTATGAAGTCGTTATATTGTTTTACAGATGCATTAGCCCCTAAAAATTCAAGTGCTAATTGTTGTGGTGAACCACTACGTGCCAATCTATCTAAACTGTCTACAGCAGATAATGCTAGTCTGCTTGTGTTGTAGAGAGGATTGTTCATTCTCTCTAAGTTGCCTTGAAATCGTGAAGCAGTTGAGCTTGCATTGTTGAGCATTCCTATAGTCTGATAAATTGACATCATTCTCATTTTATCAGCATTCATTGCTTCATCTTTTGCTTTCTTCTCTGCTTTACCAACTTCATTTATACGTGAAATTAAATCACCCATAGAGCCTGTATAAGTTCCAGAAGCCTGAGCTAATTGGAAATATCCATATTGTGCTTCAATTTGCTTTTCTCTTACACCTGTCATACCTGCTTTTTGTTGCATGTAAGATGACTTCATTTCATTCATCATTGCTTGATGTGATGCAGAAACTTGGGTGTAGCCTCTAGAAATGTCTCTGTTCATGCTTGCAAATTCACTTCCAAAAGTGTTTCGCATTTCACGTCCTACGCTTCCCATGTTTGAGCCGATTCTATTTAATTCCCTATTAACTGTTTCTACATCCTGTCTAATATTGGAATTATCCAAACGGGCTTGTATTTCAACTCTTCCATCCATGTGAAAGGACACCTACCTTTATTATTATAATAAAAGGCTTCTATCATGCCATTAGACACCTCTAGAAGCCCCATAAATCATTTTTATTTGTCTTAGATATTTGTATCTAAGTCTTCTTTTTGTTCTTCTACAGACTCGCTAGGAGCTGTAACTGCAAGTCCTTGTTCTCTATATAATTGCTTTGTCATTTCCATTTGCTTAACGTATGCTTTGAATGTTCTTTCTTCTCTAATACGTTTTGCTTCTGGTAACTCATATAAATCCTTCATTTTCTTGATGTGCTTTACTTCATCTTCATTGTGTTTTGTCTTTTTAGGGATGTCACAAGTTCTATATTTAATAGCTATTTTCATAGCTGTATCTTCTGAAAGATTGTTAAAGAGTGCCATGAACTCATTCCATAACAGTTTTCCTTGTTCATTCTTCAAATTAATTCCATAGTCAAAAAGAAAGGATGAAAATGTTCTTTCCGCATCCAATGTGAAATCAACAATTGGAACATCTGGGAAATCATTTCCATCCTGTTCTTCTCCACTTTTGGAGGAATTATTTTTTGTTAGGGTGTTTTTACTGTTTTTGGAATCTAAATCCATGTCAAACTTTTGTTTGAAGATATCAACTAGTAATCTTTCTTTATGATTACCGTCAAGTTGTTCTAATAATGTTCTGTCAACGATTAACATAGACAATGCTATATTAGGTTTTGCTCTATCACTTATAGTTTTATCTTCAAACATGTCAAACATTAACAATACGTTATCAAAAGAGAGATTTAGTTCTACATGAACGCCTCCCCAATAAATCACATCAGAGTCTCTATCTGTAAGTTTGAACATGTTTCCGCACCTTACTTCTTGCTGTTTTTCAAGTATTTATCTGATACAGAAGAAGATTGACTCTTTAGTTCTTCTTCAACAAGTCCTGTTAAATAATCAAGTAATCCAGTTAATTGAATAACAGAACGACCTGCTTTTTCGTATAATTCTTCAAATGTGTCATCACCTAAGAATAATTCGATTGTTTCCTTGAATAATGCTCTCTGTTTTTCATTTAATAACTTCAATTCCTCAACAGAAGCTTTTTCAATGTCTGGTACTAAAGTTTGTACTTCTTGTACTTTTGCTTCATATTCCTTTGATGCAATTTGATACTTTAACATTGCATCATCGTCAAATGCGACTTTGTAAACCTCTCCTGCAATATCAATTTCCTTATAAGTTTTTTCAAAATCAAATCTGAATTGTGACATAATTTTGTGTCTCCTTTTTATTTTGTATTTTTTGTCCTAAGACATGTTTAATAAGTATTCGAATAATTATTAATAAACTTGTAATACTAAGAAGTAACGGTAAACCTGTTACTTCTCAATATTAAAGATTAATTTGGTTGTATTAGCCTTGATAATTAAGACTATACAGTTGCTTCTGTAAACTCTGGTAAGCCATCAAATGCGATTGTGAATGAAATTTCACCTTTAGCATTTGCATCTCCACCTGGAAGTGTAATGTCAGAAACAGTTGCTAAACCTTCAAGTTTGTCACCAGTTGGTTCAGTTACTCTAAATTCAACTTTACGTCCATCTCCAACTTTTAATGCTTTATTGAAAATGAAATCTTGGGCTTCATCTCCATATGCTCTGTGACCTTCAAACTCATAAGATACCATTAAGCCTGTGATGTCACGTGTAGCCATACCGCCACCATCGTAGTAGTAGTTTTCATCTGATTCTTCGTTTAAGTCTGGAGATACAGACAAGATACCTTTTGCAAGCTTTGACCATTTAGGTGTAGCCTCTGTACCTGTATTAATCTCAAATTTATATAAGTGGTTTAATAAAAATGCCATTTATAAGACACTCCTTGTAATATTTTATTTTGCTTAGTCTTCTAAAATTTCAGCTCTAAACATAGCTGTGTAGATATATTCCTTTGCTTCTGTAATTTCAACAAAAGCAGGTTCTACGTAAACTTCAAATCTATTTATCGTTAATTCGTTATTAATTTGAGGTTGTTGTCCTTTTGTTAATTTCCTAAGTTCTTTTGTGATAGCCTCACATGATGCAAGTGCTTCCTTTTGATTAGGAGACTTAGTTAATAACTGAAAAGAACGGTTAATAAGTTCGCCTTCTAAATATTCAATACCAGAAGGTGACGGAATCAATCGCAATGCAATTGATTTTTTAGGACTTGATGCAGTCCCAATTTCTAAAGTGTCAACCTTTATAGGTGCATAAACAATTGTGGAAGACAATTTAGTTTTTATGTGATTCATTAAATAGTCGATTACTTCAATCATTGTTTACACCTCCTATAAATTGTTTTTGTATTCTTTTTCAACCAAAGCAACCCATTCACTTATAAAGCGTGATTTAGCCATTTCAAACCACAAACCGCTTGAATAAGGATTTTCATCTTTGGAGAAATTATATTGCGGATTGTAGTACAATCTCCTAGCATAAGGTGCATTCCAAACTAACAGCCCTGCTTTAAAATCAGATGCTATTAAACTGGAATCTCTCAAGTTCTTTGTGTCCATTGGTATGAAAAAGTTAGAATCCTTTAAAACCTGTTCTGCAAAAGCTTCTTGTACTGCCTCAGTAGCACTTTCAAGTTTGCTTTGTACACCACTTAAATCTACTTGTATATTTGCTTTAATCATTTCAATACAATCTCCAAGTGATGGATTCTTTTACCATCGTATAAAGTATTGATGGACTCTATTGTGTACTCTGTACCATTGAAAATTACTTTATCTTTCTGTTTGAAAGCTATCGGTGTGGAATGGTAAGCATCCCAAAATAGAGTGTTTTGATAAACAACACTGTCGCCTGTACTGCTACGCAAAAGTTTTTCAAGTTGTTCTACTCGTACATTTCTTACTGCAATTGGATTTCTATAACTTCCTTCATCTCCACCCCAACCAGAGTTATCAACTTGATACTCTTGATATGTAACTTCATGTATAAGAAGGGAGCGTTTAATAGGTTTAGCCATGAATATTAACCCCTTTGTACAATAAACCAGTAGGTAGTAAGTAACCTCTCACATCATCAGCGTACTTAACTTTTCCTTCACTGGATGACTTAGAGCCTCCACCAGATTCAGAATAGTTTCCAATTCTAAAAGAATCAGAGCCTTCTTGAATCGTTGCGGAATGTTCACCATTAATTGCTAAATATTCAACTTGTGATGCTACTGCAAGCTTTACATTATCTTTAATAAAAGAGGGCAGGGCATTGAAGTCCCTACCCTTTAATTTGAAGCCTGTTAAAATATCAATCTGATTACAAGCTCTCTTTATTAATCTTTCTAATAGAAACTCATCTTCAACAGAAATTCCTTCATAGTCATCTTTGTAATATTCGATGTCAATGTATAACATTATTGTTCATCCTTTTGGGCTTGTGACTTCTTTTGAGGTGTCTTTCTTGAAGTTTTAGTTTTTTGAGGTGTTTTTGCAGGTGATTTTTCTTTAACAGGTGGTTTAGGGGATTCTTTTACAGGTGTAAAACCTTGATTAAGTAAATGCTGTTTTTCAGCTTCATCTCTAGGTGTGATAACAACATTATCTTTCTCTAGTTTTTCCATTATTATTTACCCCTTTCAGATTAAGCTTGTGTAGATACAATTACTCCATCTTGTTTGTTTTCTAGTACGAATAAATCATGTAACATACGGTTTTGGTAAAGAGCACCGTCACCTTGGCTATGTTCACCATTTAAGAATAATTTTACAGATTGAATTTTTGCTACTGCTACTACAGCAGGTTTAGCAACTACAATCCAGTTAATGCCTTTAGCATCTACAGCAGGTGCAAAACCTTCTGTGAAATCATATTTAGTTTGGAAACGGTCTGCATCATATACTTCTACAAGTTGTACTCCATCTAATACAGTTACACGAGTTTCAACTGCTGTGCCTTGGTTAAGTAATTCAACTCTACCCATTCCTAAACGAGCATTTTCCATAGCGTTCATTACATCAGAAGATACATAAACAACTAAGTTTGATACTCCATATTTACGAGCTTTACCAATGTCCTCTTTAACACGTTTTAAAACGTCAGCAGGTTCAGTTGGTAATGTTTCTGCTTTCTTAACTCCTGCTAAAGTAGCTAATTTAGAAAAACGATAAGCATCAATTTCTGGTGTTGCTTGTGATTCAATGAATACACGTGTAACGTTACCCATTTCTGCAACTCGGTTTGATTCCATTACGTCTGCTTCATCAAGGAAAAATTCGATGTCTCTGTCAAATGTAATTGTGTATGGTTTGTCCGTTTTTTCAACAGAACCACGATTGTAACCACCGTTACGTTGGTGTGTTTTAAATCCAGAAGTTGAGATTGTTGGGATGTGGAAAGATTTTGCATCTAACCAATTTACAGCAGGTACTTCTAACATTGCTGTTAACATGTTTTGTACTAATGCTTGGTCTAATTCTTGTTTATACTGTGTAGCATAATTAATATTGTTCGCCATATTTGTATAGCCTCCATTTTTATTTTATGTAACAAGTAAATGTTTACATATTACTGTTACAATTAACTATTAAAGATTGGGTGTATTTGAATAGTAAAGGTTAAGCTGTTTTATAACCTGTTTACTATGTAAAATTTATATAATTATTTACCCAATAAAGCTCTTGTAAATGCATCCCCTGTTGGTTGTTCGTTGTTATGATTTCCTACAGTAAATTTTGGTGCAGGTACATTTTCTACTGGAGCTTGTTCTACTTGAATATCAAATAAATAAGAATCAGATTCTTGTAACGCTTTTAATTGGTCTTCTAATCCTACTAATTTACCTTCTTCTAATTTGATATCTTCTTTATTTAGTAAAGCTTCTAACGCTTTGTGGTTGCGTACTTTTGCACCAGATAATTCTTCTTTAAGTGCAAATCCATAAGCTTGTTCATGCAGTTTTTGTTCATATTCTGTTTTAGCTTGTTCATTCTCACCTTGTAAGCGAGTGACTTCTGCTTGTAAGTCTTCTGCATTAATGCCTTTTAAACTCTCTAACTGTGAATCTCTTTCTTTTAAATCTGTTTCAAGCTGTTTCTTAGCTTCATTTACTTCATTAAATCGAGTGCGTGGAATTAATTCTTTTGTTGATTCTTTATGAGCTTCTAAAACTTTTTCTGCTAAATCTTCTGTTAATCCTAATTCCAATAATTGTTCTAATTTCATATCATTCTCCTTATAACACATCATTTTTTACATGGTTCAGTCCATGAATTTGTGTCTGCTTGTTAACGGTCAAGCTTACCGAATTTAATTAATGATATATCCCAAAACTTAATAAGGGATTTCCCTTATATAAAACTATTTGTTTATAATTCAATGGCTATTTAACTTTGTCTTTAAGAATCTGTGAAGCAGGAGCTTCTCTGTCATAACGTCTTGTACGTCCAGTATTCTTAATAAACTCTCTCATAGTTGCTTGTGCATCTTTTACTTTAGATTGTGCTTTCTTAATACCATCTTTATCTCCAAGTGCTTCCATCATAGCTAGTTCTGTTTTTGCTTTACGGATTGCTCTTTCATTTGCTCTCTGTACTTGTGATTGTTCATAAGCTTTTTGGTTTTCGTGAGGGTCTTGTGGGAAGTATCTCTGAGTGTTTAGTCCTTCAATATATGGATGTATTACATGACCGCAATTAATCCCTAATATTCCATCTGGTAATCCATAACTTGTACTACTCCAAGCAGGATAATTAGGATGTGTACCGTTTCTTGAAAAGATTCTTCCTTGATATGGAGCACATTTTTCTCTAGCTCCCATCTTAGAAGTGGTTTCAATTAAGTCACATCCGTTCTCATCCATTCGTTGAAATTGTGAAACATTGGCTACATTATTTACTGTGGAGCGTGTGACCATGCGAATATAAGCATCTGGCGACCATCTTCTATTTGCTTTATCAATTAAAGCAGGTAAGCCTTTCTTAGCCCATTTCTGTAGCCCTTCTTTTAATGCTTGTCGTGGTGTCTTAGCTCCTGCTACAACTTTACCTACTACAGTGTTTACAACATCTAAATATGCTTGTCTTGCACTATCTAATAGGACTGTATTTACCATGTTGAATGTGTTCTTTGCTTGCAATAAATACTTGTTGAATATTCCTTCTAGGGTCATCCCATAATAATTAAGAGGCTTTACAAGCAATCCTAATTGAACTGCTTTTGTGAGGACTGTATTTACAGGTGCTATAGCTTCATATTGGGCAATCTCTAAGGCAGTGCTCACCTCATCGACTGCAAGACCAGAATATTTAGCTATAGTTATTACATTATTTTGTGTAAGAGCACCTAACATACTCAATTGACGTATTTGCCAAGCGTGTATGTCTTGCTCAGTTAATAAGCCTTTATTCTTCTGTAAATATTTAGCCATATTCATTAGAATTTCTTCTTCTATAGCGTTGTACACTTGTACAGTATTATCTGTTAATTGTTGCTGTCGTTGAGGTTGCATTTCTCATCACTCCTCAGAAGTAACTTTTCCTGCATGTTTAACACGATATCCGACAATAGCAGTACCTTTTAAAACTAAATCTTCATTAGTTTCTGCATCTTGTAGTGCAATCATCTGGGAACTCATAGAAGCACCAGTAAATTGTTGTATTAGCATTTGTTTCACTTTTGCAGTATCTTCTTCTTCTGATAAAAGAAGTAAGCTCTGACTTGTACCATTTTCCAGTAAGATTGTTAATTTGTATTTATTCATTTTAATGTCTCCTTTAATTAATCTTCTTTATTGTCATCAAGTGTGATATCTTCTACAGGTTCTTCATCCTGTGGCATATCCTCACCATCTGAGCCTCCATACATATCTGCCATATCTGGCATAATTGGAGCAGTTAAACGTTGTTCTTCAATGATTTCTTGTAACAGTCTTACTGCTTCTTCTTTTGTAATACCATGAATCTTTTGTAATGCGTTTACCTTTGTTGTAAGCCCACTCGTAACAAGTAAAATTTGCTTGTCTATTTCTGCTTTTTTATCTTCTATAATGGAATCATCAAAGTTTACTGTTACTTCATAATCCTCTACACGTGGGAAGATATTGAATGCATCGGCAATTTCTACAATTGCATCTACTAACTCACAAATAGCTGTTTCTGCATTGTTTTCATGGTCTTTCTTGGTGCGGAATGTTTCTGATTGCTCAGATACTACTTCTGTAGCAGTCTTAACTCCTGTACCATCAAAAGTAAAAGCTCCAGATGAGAAACCAATTTGCATTGCTAACATGTTTAGTAAAGCGTTAATTGCACTCACATGTTCTTCTACTCGTATTTCTACAGAGATATCAGCAATCTTAGAATTATCCATGTCTCCAATGTCCATTGCTTGGTAAACTTCATCTTCTGCATCAAAGTATCTATGCATATTTCCAGATTGTGGGTCAACTACAGTATTAATAGCTGTAGCAGGTACGATAATACGTTTTTTACCTAATACAAACTCACGTTGGAATGAATCGAATGCAATATCTAAAGACTTCAAAGTGTCCATTGCATTTGCAAATAAGGAAATTCCTAGAGGGGATTGTGTGTCAAAGTTGTTAGCGGTATTTGGTTTGAAGTAAACAAATAGGGGCTTTTGTACAGAATTAAATTCAATTCTTTCCTCTAAATCTGGGTAGATTGCTTTTAAATTTACTTTGATTCCCAATTCATATTGATTCTTTGACTCATATAGTTCATTCTTGATGACAAACTTTCCATTTTCAGTTACATTCCATTCAAGTAATGAATAATATTTATCGCCTTTGGTGAAGGTACTAATAAAAATCCCTTCTGATACTCGTGTGTTGTCCCATGCTACAGGAATAAAAGTATCTGCTGTGTTGTAAGATAACTTAACTTTTCCATCTTCAACATAAACTTTCATAGCCATGCCACCCATTGCAAAAGCATACTCTAAGTATCTTCTAAACTCTGTGTCAAACTTGTTATCTTTTAAGATTACTTGAATTGTTTCCTCTAATTGTGGATTACTTATGTGTACCTCACACTGTTCATTGAAAATTAACGTAGCCATCTTTTGTGATACAACTTTAGGCATCTTTAATGAAGCACGTTTGCGTTGTCTCTTACCTGCTACAGTTGTGTAAGTAACATCGTGAAAATCTGGGTAATAACCTCCATAAACCTGCTTCCATTGTTCTATAAGCGTGTACATTTCTTCTGATACAGATACTTTAATTGCATCTTGTACAGACTTGCTACCTTTAAATAATTTCATATCGTATAGTAGCCTCCTTAATTTAGTTATTAATTGTTTTATCATTAAGGGTTAAACCTCCCTTTATAATCTTAGTTTTTTTCTATTGTCCATTACGTAATATTGGAAAGCATCCATGCAATGGTCATTTTCTTTTATTGGTTTTGGGTCATCGGACTTAACTGTTTTTTCGTCCCATGCATACTGTTTCATCTCTTCTAGAAAGATTTGGTTTCTTTCAGTATCTAAAATATAAAAACGTCCTTGTGCCAATAAATCCTGTGTTCTGTCAATCATATCTACCTTCTTTTTCTTTGCTACTGGATGCAGTCTAAGACCATAATCAGTGTAAATTTGGTTTCTTAATGCACCTTCTGCACTATCTATAGTTAACATTGAAGGGAATTTGTTATATTGAAGACTCATACTATCCAACCATTCTTTAAACTCTTTGGATAGTTCACTAGGGGCTTTCTTGTGGCTCTGATTTTCTGGAGAGTAATAATAAGTGTCTAGCAGAATAACGTTTTGTTTTCTTGTGAGGGCAAAGCATAAATGTGTAGTAGCAGAAACTTGATGACCTGTATCCGAGGCAGTATCAATTAAAATAATTGGGTCATCATCTGGGAGGCTGTCCAATTTATGTACGTGCTTTAGATTGAAAATGTTTGTTCCAAGTCCTACAGGTAATCCTATATACATGTACTTCCAATAGTCCTCATCTTGTCGCTTATACAGTTCAATCTTTTCCACCATTTGCTTGCTTAAAAATCCTTTTTCATCGTCTAAGTAAGTGCTATGATGGATAAAATAATTAGGGTTATCCTCTTTTGATTTAACCCATTCATTAATTTGTGCATATGGATTTCTTGGAGGGTTGTATGCAAAGAATACCTTAACCTGCTTACCTTCTATTTCTTGTCTCAAGAATGTATCTTCTACAATGTCCAAATCTTGTTGACAATGAAACTCTGCAAATTCTTCAAAGAATAAAGCTATTACATGACCTCTAGCAATCTTCATACCTTTTAATTTCATTGGGTCATCTACTCCAGAGAAATAAAATGCAGTGTTTGTTGCTTTGTGGGTTATCTTTAGTGGACTGATACCAAACTTAAATTGATTCTCTACGCCTATGAGATATATTGCCCATCTGATTTGCTCATATACTGAGACTGATAAATACTTAGCTACCTTTCTGAAACAGATAACATTGCCTAGTGGGTCTTCTAAGAATAACTGGAGCAGTTTAAGACTAATTACAGAAGACTTCATACTACCACGTCCACCTTTGGCAACTATATGGGACTGTTTTGCAAGCCATAAGTCATAGAAGTTGGGGTTCATGTGGTCGAGGATGTTGACTACATTTAAGCATCCCTTACTCTTCATCTTCTGTATGCTCCTGCTCCTTGTTCTGTTTACGTTCTTCAATTACTCGTAGCATCTCATCCTCATTTGTTACGAATACTACAGCGTTATTGTCTTCATTGCCTCCTGCAAGTTCGGTTTTCTTAGCTTCAATTTCAACTTTAAGTTTCTCTTCTTCAAGTTGCTTCTTACTGTTGTTATTTAATACATCTGTATACTTAGTTAAGAACTCAAGTGCTTTCATCTTATCGGCTAATTTAAATGTTACTCCATCTCTACCTTGTCTTATCTCTGTAATAAGTGTCCCATCTACTTCACTAGAGTTCTTTAGGTCAACATAATTAACATAATACTCTTCTGTTGCTCCTTCTTCTCCTTCATTGGCAGATGCATGTTTTATTTTCTTAACCTGCTTACCAAATTCTACATAGCTTGTAATATCAGCAAAAGCAATATCAACGTACTTCTGTAATACTGTTTGAGCATCAATCTGCAACGCCTGTGCATTGGCTTTTCTTAATTGCATAAGTTTGTAATACACATTAGTCTCTTTTAACAGGATACTTCCCTGCGTTCTTGCTGTAGCATATGAGCAGTTGTAAGCTCTCTGATAAGCCTTAGTAGCATTGAAACATGTTAAGTAATGGTAGCAGAATAATCTTTGTCCATCTGTTAATCCATCGTCCTCATCATATAAGTATTCAAGTAATGGCATCTCTTCTTGCTCTCCATCTTCACGTGTATAAGTCACTGATACAGGTAAGTCTTTATTATGGTTAATCTTCATTGGAGACTTCTTTGCTAAAGCCTGTGCTTCCTTAACAGCTCTATCTCTATCTGCTTGCTTCTTTTTGCGGTTTCTTTCTTCCTTAATAGCAATCTCTTTATCTTCTAGAGCTCTTTCTTCATCTCCATAAGGCAAAGGTTCTTCTCTGTTCCAACCGTCACGCTTACTACGTGATTTGATTGTAGAAAGGTTTATACCAAACTCTTTATGAATGTCATTGTATGTATAGCCCTCTGACTCCCATAAATGCCTTATATATTTCCATCTTATAATCAACTGTTTCACCTCAATTAGTTCTTTAAATTTCACATACCAGACTATATAAATACAAAAAGAAAGAGCACTGACACAAGGGGATGTGTATGTGTGCTCTCACCAAATTAAATAGAAAGGAAATGTTATTAATGCAACCTCGTTATGGCAGATAACTTTTGACTATTGCTAGTCGGTTACACTAACTTAGAATAATTTGGCTTCAATAGGGATGCATTGTATAATGTTAGGGAATGTTAGGATGCAAATTGTTAAATGCCCCTATAAGATTCCTTATGTACTACTTAAATATACCCCTAATAGGTATTTTGAAAGTGATTTCTCCTACTTTTACTCGAATTTGAAGCAGAGACAACCAAAATGTATAAAACTTTTCTTTTATAATCCTAGTAATATCAATGACTAACAAACTATGTTGTGTATATTTGACTATAAATATACAATTATTATACATCAACTCTGCATATTCACTATACAGTCATTTATTCATACATGCAGGAGCAGTTGAACAAACCTATAAGCACTGCTTACTCAATACCCTAAAGGTAATTTTGGCAGTCTGAAATCTTGTTTACATAATAAAGATTATAACCAGTACAAATTGTTATATGATATATTTTAGTAAGTGAATTGGGTTTAACTTATGCAAATGAGTTATTACACACGTGTAAAATATCTTTGACACCATTCTCTTCACACACATATCTACAATACACAATTTACCATTGGGTCAAAACACACCCCAATACCTCTATTGACAGCATTTTCCACAATTCCATAACCTACAATTAAATACCCATTTTTCACCCTAACAATTCCTAACATGATTAGGTTTCATTTAATGCAACTATTCTGAGACTCTACAGATACTAGTCTTCATTTTTGACTTTAAAGCACCTTGTCATGGCTTATTTAAGTTGTATATACAATGTCCAAGAGGGTATACCTAATAATAATTAGGTACTTTTTGGTACACATGGACATTAGTATTATCAAAGTGTAACAAGCAGTCGCAAATTTGCTAACTTTATATATAAATGACCCCAATCACAAACTGAAACCAGAATAATGAAGATACAAAAAAAGAGCACTACAAAGTGCTCCATTCTCTTATTCTGTACATATACATGAACATGCCTCACAATATCCGCCAACCAAATGACATAAAACTCACGTTAATACATTTTTTGGAAGTTAAAGCCTTAATTTGTTTTATTTTTATAAATTGATTAATAACGTGTTTTAGTTTTCTAAGGTGTATAGAATACGTCCTTCAAACCTTCTTCAACTTTTAATAAAAGTTCATTGAATGTTTTATCATTATTCATTTCATTTTTATTAATGTATTTTTGAATAAGTCTTAAATGTTCATCGCCTATTAATTTGATTTCATATAATTTTATATGAGAATGTGTATATAATTTTGAAAATATCCCATGTAGTTTAAAAAAGTAATAACCGTTTACTCCTAGAAATTCCATTGATTCATCTAATGAATATTCAAATGTGTTACCTTTGTTTATAGTGTTGCTTTTTAACATATTTTCAGTTGATGTTTTAACAGTCATTGAGATTTCTAAGTTCACTTCATCACTGTACTTTAAATGTGTTTTATAAGCTGTATATGATTCTTGACCGATGCAAAGTGCAAAATAAGTGTTTTCTTGAAGGAAATCAGCTAATTTGTTTGTGTGGTATAGCCATAATAAATCGTTTAGAGTAAGCCCGTATGGTGACAATGCTTTTAATAAACCTTCTAATGATTCATAGTTAACTGGTTCATCAAATTTAGCCAGTGTTATTTCATTATCTATAATTAATTTTATTTCCCCGAATGTATCAGCAACATCTTTAACAGCATATAGTTTCTCATTAAATACAGTGCGATGTGTTTCTCTTAAATTCCTAGCTTGTTGTTTGGCATTTGCCCATCTGCAATTAGATGGCTCATAGTTCCAGTTGGGATTTATTCTATCTAGTGTGAGTTTTTCGTTGTATCCGTTTTTCATTGACCATGAATAGAAATGAGCGTAACTATTTCTCCATTCTTCATCCATCGAAATACCTCTACCACCATAATTTTTGTTTTCTTTGTCTGCTGTTCTCTTTTTTATACCAGACCAAATTTTATATAATCTTGTTTTACTGTAAGGTCTTGGGGGTAATAATAATTCATCGTTTTTTAATTCATCATATAGTTTTGTCATTTTACAATAACCCCTTTACTAACTTTTGAGAGTTTTTCATTTTTCATGATTGGCGTTAAGCTTCGATATAGTTGAACATTTGTGAACGGTCTTCAATGTTGATGTATGTAAGTTCTTCGATGATGTCCAGTAGTACAGCCAACGCACTAACATAAAACCCATGCTAAGGATATTTATACCGTAACAATAATTTCCGTTGTCTTTTAGTATAACAGAGAATGTATGTTGCTAATGCCCTTCCACAAATCCAAAATGTCCAGTAGGGTGTCTAGATTAATAATTTAGCAATCTTAGTACAATGTTGACACCAGTTATATCAATGACTTTAGCAGTTTCTTAATTTGCCAACTTCTATTTGTTTAGAATTATTTTTTAATCCTTAACATTCTTCTTATGTTTACATAACAGGTTTACATATATGTATTGACTTTAATGTATAATTCACATAAGCTATTCCTATACAATTGAAAATGGAAGGGAAGTGTACGTATGGCTGACGTTTATGCTGTTGCCATTAATAAAGGCGGGGTTGCGAAAACAACTCTTACAACAAACCTTGCAGGTGCTATTACTTCCAAGTTGAAACGTAAAGTTCTTATCATAGATACAGACGGTCAAGGCAATTCATCTGTAGCTTTTGGTATTAAGAACCCTAACAAAATTGAAAATACTATTTATGATGTATTAATGGGTGATATGCCTATACAGGATACAATCATTGAAGTGTCACCAGAGCTTCATATAGTTCCATCTAACAAAGATATGAACTTTCTGGAGTTTGACATACTGCCACACGTAAAACAATATGATAACCCATTTAAATTGCTTTCAGAGCACGTTAATAAGGTAAAAGACTTATACGATTATATATTCATTGATACGCCACCATCTTTAGGACTTGTTACAGGTAATGTATTAGCTTGTACAGACAAACTTATAATTCCTTTTGCACCAGAGACATTTGGTGTTAACGGTCTTATTAATATGCTTGATGGTGTGAAGGACTTTAAAGAAGAACAGAATCCTGCACTTGAAATAGTTGGTGTAGTTGGAACTATGATTGATTCTCGTACAAGTCTGCACTCTCAATTACTTCAAGAAGCTAGGGCTTATTGTGCTAAACAGGAGGTTCGCATGTTTGACACTGTTATCCCTAATTCAATCAGATTTGCCAATGCTACTGCTTATGATGGTAAACCTGCTACATGGTTAAAATCAAAGAAAAATGATGTTACACAAGCATACTTTGACTTGTTAGATGAAATTTTAGAAGGGAGTCATGTATAAATGGCTAGAAGAGATAAGAAGCTAACTACAGCTTTTGATGAACAAGAAGAAGTTGTAGAAGAAATAGTAGAAGAAGTTGTTGTTGAAGTTGAAACAACAGGAGAAAAAACTTTATCAGAAGATTTAATGAGTGATTACATTGAAAAATCTAAGAAACCAACTATTGATGACACTCACACTAGACGTACTTTCTTAGTTGAAAAAGAGCTAATTAAGAAGCTTGACCGAGTTGCTAAAGGTAAACGAGGATTCAAAACAATGGCAATTAATAAAGCTTTAAAAGCTATTTTACAGGATTTCAAATAAGAGCAACCGCACTTAAATATGTTTAAAATTATGTTTAAAGCATTCACCCTTGTAATGAGGGTGTTTTTTGTTACATTTTGTATTTGAAAATATGAAATAAAGGAGAATATATATGTTCGGAACTATTATCCAAGATGCTTATACAAAAGACGAAACTGAACAAGTTGTTCAAGCTTTAAATGATTTGTGCAATCCTCATAAACCTTATGGGTGGTCTTCGGCTGGAATTTATTGTTTTTGGGACTACTCAACCAAGGAAGTTCTTTATATAGGACTAGCTGTAGATTTATTAAAGAGGTTCAAACAGCATAACGGTATAATTCGAATGGATGAAAATGGTTGTAAATTCAAGAAAATTCAAGAGTATTTTAATACACAAGAAAAGATTGGCTATTCAATTTTTGTACAATCATCTCATCACCAACCTGTTTACAGTGGAAACAAAACTGAGTGGGAACAATTCGACCCTACACAATTTCCTAATACTCAATATGCTATAGAAGATATTAAAAGAGTAGAAGGGATACTAATTGAAACTTATAGAATGCGACACAATGACTTACCACCTTGGAATCAAGTCGGTGGAGAAATAGAAGGTCAAAAAGTTGCAACAGAAGGGAACTATATATTTATTGAAAGTCTGACACAGCAAAAGTTTAGTCCTTTCACTGCCAAGCACACCCTTCGTGAAATATCAGAGAATGCTACATACCTTACGTTTGAAGAGTTTTTACACGCAGTAAGAATGAAAATGTTGATGGGGATTTCTTTCAATAATGCTTTAGAGGATGCTAAGATATTCGACGATTTCACATACGATAGAATTATTAAAGAAGGATATTTAAATCATGAACTTAGTTTTTAATTTTCTTAGTTAAGATAATACACGTATCTCTGCTGAACACCTAAAAGAACCTACGTGTTACATTTCCGCTACGCTCCAATTGCACCACGTTCGCTGTAAAAGCTAACGCTTTTCCATCGTACTATGACTAACTTTGTTGTTATTTTAAAGGGCAGGAAGATTGATTTTGCACGTGGAGAAATGAAAGTAAACATAATTGATTTTATTATATTGTTTAGTAGTTTATAAAAACGATTATGTTTACTTTAAAAATGATACAGAATCGAGTATTAGTTATTATATTATACTAAGGGGCGATGTTGTTGCCCTTTAATTAAAACAATATAAGTAATAGTACGATAGCATTGAGCGTAGCGAAATGATAGCGAAGGACATAAACGCAACGAAGTGAGGCTTATGGACTATGTTCTTTTAATTGGTTTGTTTTAAAAAAAGGATTTTGGATATTTCTTTTAAATTAATTTTAAGGTATCTATCGTCCGTTTTCAGACGTTTTAAACCTATTTAATACAATTACATTACTAATCTCTCTGACGTTTGGCTATTAAACTAAAATGAGGTCATTTATTTGAAATGTGGGCATTTATGGTTGTAGAGGTAGTATTTTAAGAAAAATCTTGTACAATTTTAAATAAAAGTGTAGAATTGTTAGTAACTTAATACGAACGGAAAAACAAAAAGCCATTCTCATATGTCAAGGCTACCAACCTTAACGAGAATGACTTAATCTCATGTTCACCCATGAGACTTAGCTTATAAGAAGCGACCAAACTTCTTATAAGTGTTTTAGATATATCCATTATATCAAACTTGATATTTATTACAAGCATTTTTTATCAAGTTAATGTAAGGGGCATAGTCTATATTTTAAGTCTTGTGTAAGTGCAGGGTTTAAGATATGAGATTATGCCCCTTTTTGTATTCTCTTCACGTGGAATTGCCTGTAAACCACGTTAAAAACTGATTTGCTTGCTATTAGTAGTGCAGTGATACCTTTGTCAGTATCATACAAAAATAGCACCCCTCACTGGAATCCTGTTCTTTTGGTGAGGGTAGGTGAGAACTTACCTAGAGACTATTCTCTGAAAGGTTCGGGTGGTTATCGTTAGCATTAATGTGCTAGGGAATATACTCAGCTTGTCGTGTAGGGACGATATTACAAGGACAAGCCTTTGTTAAAGGGTATATATGATGAGAATCATTAAGTGAACAGGGCAATACATACGGATACCATATTACTGCAAGGCATGGCTCAAAACTACATACATATACGTGTTGGACTTATCCCTCTATTTTTCTGATTATCTAGCTTTCTTTCAGAAAAGTAGGGGATAAGTCTGCATCCAGCCATTTTCCATAACCCTGCTTCAGCATGATTCAAAACCCCTTTGACAGTCAACACTTTTCATTGATTTTTCTGCTGTTTGAGGGCTTAAATCTAAAATTATTTAGGGATTTCTACTCTTAAACAGTAAACATCCTATATATAGAATAAAAACTTAATAGAAATAAGGGGATGAGTGAGAGGCAAGGGGATTGGTTATAGAGATGGTGGAAATATAGAGATTAAATATACATTGTGGTATGTGAAATTTTATATAAAGTAAGAGGGAAGAAGGAGCAAAATACGGAAAAAAGTGCTTAGTTAAAGGCTTTATTAATGAGGGGTAAAATAAAAACAGCAACAAAAGTGCTTAGTTAGAGGCTTTATTAGTGAGAAGGTATTTCTTAAACGTAAAAGGTTAACAAAATGCCCTAGTTAGGGGCTTTATATATGAGAGGTCTTTTAAACAAATGTAAAATGGTCACATTTTGGTCTGGTTAAAGGCATTATTAATGAGAGGTAATTTATTAAAATATAAAACACGTACAAAATGCCCTGCAAAAGCACTAATATATGAGAGGATTAATCCAAAAACATAAAATACATACTTTTTAGCCTTGTAAGGCACTAATATATGAAGGGGTTAAATACAAATCATAAAAGTTTTAAAAAGTCAAAAGTTTTTTCTAATAATGTAACACATTTATTTGAGAAAACACTTGACATGTGGTATAATATGTGTACAGGGTTGAATTACAATTCAACTTTACCCACTTATTGAGCCCAAATTACACTATATAAGTGTAAGGGATTGATAGTTATTTTTTTTGGCTATTAGGCTTAATTTAAATTCAATATTCAAAGGAGGAATTTATATGAATAAAGAAACAAACGAGTTAATTCTTAAAGAATTTAACGAAATGTTAGAGAATACAGGGTTAAGAGTCGATTTTGCATCTGAAAAGATGGGAATAGCAAAGCAAACTGTAAGCTCTTGGAGAAATGGGAAGTTTTACTTTTCAATTAAAACGCTAAATCGAATTAAAGAATTTATTGATAAGGCAAATAAAGTTTATAGCAATTTATAAAATAAAAAAGGAGAAATGAAAAAATGAAGGAAATTTTAAGCAAGCAAGAAGCAGTAGAACAGTATGGAACAGAAAAACAGAAAGAACACTTCAACAAGTATAAGAAATTTACAAATAATAACTTAGAACAAGCTTTAATTAAAACGCTTGAACAGCATTATGAGACAGTTGAAACTATTAAAAATCCGCATGGCAGAGGTAAAGTTTATCAATGTGAAGGAAAGAAGGAGGAAATTTCTATGAGAGAAGATAAGCGTGAAAACAATGGTGCAGGTCAAATCCCATACGAATTAGAATTACATAACTTGGTGCTTAACTACCTGTTAAAGAGAGATAAAGACGATTCAAGAAGCATGTCACTTACTGAGTGGGCTACTAGAATGCAATTAGTTGACCAGAAATTATCGAAATCTTACTACTATGACTTACCTAAAGAAAATATGATGAATAGATTAAAAGAGAAAAGCGATATTGTAACAGATGGTGATATTGAAATGTTAGAACATGCGATTTATACAGAGCTTTCAACAATTAAAAACAACATTCGCTCATGCTTCACTAAGCTAGTAAAAGCAAGATTAATTATGTATAAGGTTTCATGGTATGGGAAGATTTATGGCACAGATAACGCTGTCAGAGAGCTAACAGATGAAGAGTTTAAAAGAATTGGTGATTTAAGAAAAGAGATTGCAGAAAAGCATAATATCAGTGTGAAAGCTATCTTCAACAGAAACTTGCCACAAGTCGAGAAGTATTGGAAAGAATACAACAAAAGATTAGTTGAAGAATTTAAACTTACATATGTATATGAAGGTCACAATGCTGTAGTTTGTGCTCCAAGTAAGGACATTCAAAACCATTTTAAAAAGTTAGCAAAGAAAAATGAGGAAATCTTTGTATCAAGATTTGATGAAATTGGTCTTTTAAACATCTTATGTAACTACTACAAAAAACATGGAGAACATGCAGTGAATCGTGCAGACAAAAGAGAAAAAAACCACAACAAGACAGATAGTGAACACATTCTAGGTAGAAAGAAAGAAGAAAAGTATTTAGTTGTCTACAAGCTTATTTTAGAGGAATTAAAGATTTTGGCTAATGAGGAATAATAGATAGGTATACATAAAACGTAAACCTGTTACAGAATATTTGGAGGGAAAATTAAAATGGAATTATTATTAATATTAGGTGCATGTTGGATTAGCTATGTAGGATATGGAGTTTATTGGAGTCACAGAGAAGCCAATGTTTCAAATACAGATATACATATCAGACGTGCAGAGTTTGAAAAAGAACGAAATGCTTTTGATGAAATTTATAAAAAATAAGGTGTTGCACAATATGTGTGCTCTTTGTGTTGCAGATATTGGTAAAAATTAAAACTAAGGTGCTGAACTAGCACATTAAAAGAAACTGTAGAGGGTTTGTCTGGTACACAAGCCCTTCCTGCAAGCTGTTTAAATAAAAAGGAGAAATATTTAAATGAACAACTATAATAATTGTACTAAAAAAGTACAGGAAAGTCAACAAAATATGACTGAAATTTGGAAGTCATTAAGAGGAATTATTGAGGGTGGAGAGTCCTATGAAGTTAGTAATTTTGGACGTATAAGAAGCGTTGATAGAATCGGTATTTGTGGAAGGAATTTTAAAGGCAGAGAGTTAAAACCTGCTACAAGTAAAAAAGGTTATAAACTGGTGTGTTTGGCTCATGAAGGCACTGGAAAAACATACAGATTACATAGACTAATTGCCTTGGCATTTATTCCAAATGTGGAAGACAAGCCAGAAGTAAATCATATTAATGGTGTTAAGGATGATAACCGAGTTTCTAATTTGGAATGGTCTACATCACAAGAAAACAGTCGTCACGCCTTTGATAATGGACTAGTTCCAATAAAACAAGGCAGTAATCACCATAGAGCCAAGTTGTCTGAGGATGATGTAAGATTCATAAGAGAAAATTACTTGGAAATTACTCAAAAGAAATTAGCAGAAATGTTTAATGTATCTGCTTCTATAATAAATAAAATTGTTAATTACAAAACATACGTAAATCTAACTTAAATAAGTGTTACATAAAAGTGTTACGTAACAGGTTTACAAACAAATAAAAAGAAAGTCAGATATGACTAAAAATTAAATTTAAAGGATGATTATTAATGAAAGAATTATATACAAAAGAAATGGTAGTAAAAATGTTGGAGCAGTACAAGGATTTAGAACTAATTGGGGCAGAAAATGGAGATTTATTACAGATTAAGATGGACTTAGACAGATGCTTTAGTGCAAACATCTTCAAAGGTGAATATAAAGTTGTAATAGCATGTCTTTATGTTTTGGGGCTTAATATGATGCATACATCAAGACTATTAGAAATGAGCATCAAAGAAATTAAAGAAATCCATGATGATGCACTTGAAACAATTGAAGCTATATTAAATGGTTACAAGTATAGAAGATTAACAATTTTTAAATCAATGGCAACTGATTTAGAGACATATATTGATGAAGTTTGGATGGGAATTACTAACCCATTTGACATTAGAAATGAGGTTTATGAGGATTTAAGAGTGTTTCTTGCAGAAAAAGGCGATGTATTATCAAAGGTTGCACTTGGAGAAGTAGTAGAAGATACAAATAAGGCAACAGGTTTTGAAGAAGAGGAAAAAGGTGAAGAATATCCATTCTACCAAACATCTCCTGCAATTGAAGACCCAATGAGAAAAACAAACTTCATTGATTGGAAAATCTCTGGTTATGACCACTTCCAGACACAAGACCGCAACAGAAAGATTTTACATATTGATGATTTATCAGTTTTAGATTACATGTCTAAGAACGGAAATAAAAAGAAAAAGACTACAGACAATAAAGGGGAAAATAACTAATGATTGATAAATTAACACACTTAGATGTAAGAACTCAAAAGGAATTTTACAAGGAGCTCACACAAGGGCTTCTTGAATATTTCGGATTAGATTATTATTCATCAGAAAAAGAATTACAGGATAGCTTCCATGACTTCAAAAGCTATGACAGAAGAAGTTATAGAGATGCTTTAGAGAGCATTCTTGATGAAATAGCACCAGAAGGTATTAAGCTTACTTGGAGAGACTTAAAACGCTTAAATTACAGACGTTGGAGACTCTGCAAAGTGTGCGGTACACCATTTATAGCCTATGGCTCACAAAATAAGACTCGTATTTGCTATTTACAAGACTACAACCGCTATAAAGTAGGCGAAGAAGGGAAGTCTGGATATTATTTTAAAGGAGCGGTTGATGGACTATCACAATGTTACATGAAAAATAAAACAATAATGGAGAAGAAAAGAATTAAAGAAAAGAAAGAACAAATGGCTAGCTAAATAGAAACAAAATATTCTAAGTTAGTGTAAGGGTGAAACAGAAAACATCCTCAAAAAGCTGTAAAGCCCCTTACAACATTATTAAACATTTTCCTCCAAAAATGTCTCCTTTTAATAACCCCTGAACACGCACCCTCTGCTGTTCAGGGGTTATTTTTTTATATATACAAAACATGTAAACCTATTACGTGTACAAATTATGAAAACAAGTTATTGACACAAATAAAATTAACATGCTATATTTGACACAAGAAAAGGGTGCTAGCCAGCGACCAAACTAGACAGCACCCTTTTCACACCAATAACAAGGAGACTTGCTCCTAACACCATTGTAGCAACTAACAAGTACATAGGCAAGATTCTCCGTTGAAGGGAGAAACAACAATGAATAGAGAAGAAGCAAGAGAAGCAAGAGAAGCTGTTGTAGTGGGTACAGGTTTAACTGTAGTTTTATTTGGATTTACTTACTTATTCAGTGCTTTAATTGTTCACTTGTAATTTAAATGTTACGTGATATGTGTACATTAACAAGTTGATTTATACAATAATAAGGTTAACGGAACAGTAATAAAGTATATTCATATACGTATGTAACATAAATATGTAAACCCGTTACGTAATATACAAAGATATACAAAAAGGACACTAAATTTATAGTGTCCTTTTATTTTTTTGCCTAAATACTTGCATCTAAGCGAATATTTAGTTTTGTAATCTTTTCTTGAAGTTCTTTATTCTCTAATGTTAGATTGATGTTTACAGCCTGTAGTTGCTTAATTTCTTCACGTAACTCTTCAGTTTCTTCTTTTTGCTCTTGCATCATCTGACGTAATTCCGCAATGAGCTGATACTGGTCTTTAGAAAGCTGTGTTCTATCGTTAATTGCTAAATCTTTATTGTTATTATTCTTTGTCACAAAGTATGTAATAACTGAGCCAATAGCAGTTGAGACAGCAGTGAGTAATCCTGCATCAGTGAAAAGTGTCAATAAATCCATGTGTGTGCTACCTCCTTGTAAATAAAAATAGAGGGACAATTTAAGCCCCTCTATCATCTAGAATTAATTGTGTTTACTTGGACTAGATTTTGTTTATTTGTCTAGGATGCTTTGCACTAGTGTCTCAAGTTGCATTAATCTGTTTTTCAATTCATCATTTTCAAGTTTTTGTTGTTCTATTTCCGTTTTTAATTGAGAAATTGCTACGCTGTGATTGTCTTGTGTGATTTTAATTTTCTGAGTAGCATCTACATTTAATGTTACAAGCGTATATAAGTTGATTCCGTCTTTATGGTCGGATACAAATACATCATCTGTATCTTCCAAAATCAAGCCATACTGCAATGGAATGTCATTTGTTGTATATAATTTATCCGTTTCCAAAGCACTTTGTCTCATGTTATACAGTCTTTCAACATCGCTTTTGAAGTTGTATTGCTGTACTTTTAGAGTCATGATTTTTTCTAAAGAATCAATTTCTAAATCACGAATATTCGATTTAATAGAGCGACTACTCCTATTTGTTAATGATTTATAAGAAATGTTTCCTGCCTCTAGACCTGCTTCTGGTGCGTTTTGACCAGAAGGGATAAGTTGTATTCTTCCATCATAACCAGAAACGTGTGAAGACCTAATGCGAACGAATGCAAGACGTAAGTCAGCATTGTTACCGTCATCTTGAAGCATAGTTTGATTTAGACTACTAGGTAATCCTGTTCTTGAGAAATTGAATTGACCATTACCACTTTCAAAGTTTTGAGCTTGACCAGAAGTTACATAAAGAGTTGTTCCTACATTTATATTGGTTGTTGTTGCTGATTTAGTTTGGAAATACTGTGCTGAATCAATTATGATTGGTTTTGCTCCACCTGTGGTTGTTGTTTCTAATTTTATATATCCTGCTTTGTCAGCTTTAATCCAAATTAAATCATTACCATGAGCATGTATAGCTCCACTTTCATATAGTCTTATTTGTGAGCCATAAGTGAATGTGTCATTCGAGGAATTATAAGTGTCTATAACACCTATAACAGTCATAGATGGTGCTCCAGACTCATCTATACCATTTGTATTTAAGTAAGTCCAATGTTGCCATGATGAAGCACCTACAAGACCTCTACTTGCTGAATTACCCATAATCAAAGTAGGTGTAATAGCTGTTCCAAAGGGAGAATTAGTGAATCGTAATTGTATACGTGATGTGTTTTTGTCGTACATCTCTAAGAATTGACGGTTTAATTTTACATATCTGTCTTCTGTACTAGGTGCGGTTTTAATCGTTACTCCGACTAATTCTTGTGCTTTTAAGTGTTTTGCTTCAATAAATCCATCTAAATAAATTTTACTAGCTTGAATCAATACAGATTGAGCTGTTTGGTTAATTGTAGAAGAAATATCTCCTGCTTTAACTCTTAGGTTAATTTCATTATTCATTAAAGTTAATTGTGTTGTGTGGCTGTCAACAGTAGTTTTGCTTCCAAAACGTCCATCAGAAGTTATTTTGTTATAAACATCTGTTGAGTCAATTTTTAAGTCAATACGGTTAGATTGTTGTGTAATACTTGATTCAATAGTTGAAATCTTACTGTTGTAGTCTGTAGTAGCAACTTTCTTAGCGACTTCCCCTATAAGTTGGTCATAGTTGGTAATATCTTTAGGGTTTTCCATGAACGTAGATAGCTCAGTCCCTTGAACGACCATAGGTTGAGATAACCATACACGACCATTCTTTCTTACGTATAAGCGTACGCTTACTTCATTTGCAGGTTGAGTAGGAGCGTCTAACTTTACGGATAATTGAGTCCAAGTATTGTTCGGTAGCTTGTTATCAAAGTAAGTAAGCTTGGTTGAAACTTGAGTGCTACCATTACGGAATGTCATCTCAATTGCTCCGCCTTCATCAATCCCACTTGCGTTGTCTGTATAAATCCATACTGAGAAGATGTAAGCTCCTGAGCCTGACACGATAGGCATTTTTTGGTTGATACTTGTAAACATAGGACCAGTCTGTCCTGAGTTTTCTATCTTTACAGAGTTATAGCCTTCATGATGTCTTGCGTTTACAGGCATAACCGTAGCCGTTGCGTTAGTCCCACGGGCTTCCCACTTAGCTATAGAAAGCTTAGTAGCGGTAACTATTCCCGTAGTAGGGTCGATAGTTCTCTCTTCAAAAGCAGAGTTAGAAATCATATTTACATGACCAATAGCTCCAATGTAGTCTTGCATTTCTGTTGTTTTTACTCTCAAATCAATCTGATTATTTAACTGTGTAATAGCTGTTCCTTGTTGATTAATTAATGTTCCATGTTGTCCTTGTGTTGTAGTTAAAGTTTGAATTTGTGAAGTTGTAGTGTCCAGAGTTTGTTGCATCGTGTTGGTTTTAGTCTCTAATGTTCCTGTTCTGCTTGTAATACCTGTAATTGCAGACGTGTTGCTGTCTGTAGTTTGCTTGATAGTGTTTTGTGTTTTGAGAATTTCAACATTATTCATACTCCAAGGTGTTGCAATTGCACCTTGTTCTAATTTAACGTTTTTAATCCATAATTTCTTAGTGTTAGCACCTGCTACACGTGGGAATCTTACACGAATAAACCAACCTTTTGTTGTACTAGCTAGTTTGAATGTGTGAATAATACGAGTCCAGTCTGTATTGTTAAATGTCTTAACTTCTGTTTCTGTCCAAGCAGTTCCATTGTGTTGATAAATAATAGTTTGTACGCCTGTAACTTCTGATTTAAGGTCAAGTGATAAAGTAAATTCATCTCCTGCTTTAAATCCATGCATACCAGTTGTACCAGTTGCTCCTATTTGATAAAAAGCATCTGTATAGTTATTGCAAGTTACTCTTAAAGAATCACCTTCAAAAGCTAATGTAGCATTACTTGAGTTTCTGCCATTTTCATCATAAAAGACAGGGTAAACATTGTTTGCAGAAGAATCTATAATATAGTTTTCATTTCCACCTGCTAATGATTGTGTTACTTGTGTGATTGTAGAAGTATTTCCGTCTACATCATTTCGTAATTCATTTGTTTTAGTTTCTAATGTTCCAGTACGATTAGTAATACTTGTAATTGTTTGAGCTTGACCATTTACAGTGTTTTCAATTGTGTTTGTCTTAGTCTCCAAGCTTCCAGTACGATTAGTAACGCTTGTTAAGTTAGTTGTTAAAGTATCAACTGTTTGAGTAATCTCACTTGTCTTCTTAGTAAATTCATTCTGAGCTGTATAATCACTTGTAGATACGTTCCAGCCAGTCACGATATTTCCAGATTCAACTTGTGGCATTCTGTAATAGATATCACCATTATGGAATAATGCTAATCTCATTCCACCTTTAACAATACCTGCTGTAGTTGGTTTTAATGTTCTTACAATGCGAGTCCATTTACCTGCTGTAAGGTCTGCAATTTCACCTGCTGTAAGTGTTACATCTTGATATTGGACACGTGTTCCAGAAGCATTGTAATATTCCATAATAAATCCAAATTTAGCTTTAAAAGTAGCCATGTTTGGCACTTTCATATATGCACTAAATGTATAATCGGTATTTAATGTAACAGGGAATTGTGAAGAATGAGCACTGATAATACTATTTGAGTCGGTATCTAATAAAGTAGTACGATTAATACGAATTACTCCTGCACGTGATTCATCTGCCCAAGGTTCTTGATAACTTATTACAGAAGAGTTTGTGTAAGTCCATCCAATAGGAAGTCCTGTGTCACGTTGTAAAAAGCTTGAGTTATAAACTAAGTTAGTCCCAACAATACCTTTATCCTCAATGGAAGTAATTTTCATAGAATTACTATCTACTGTTTGTTTAATTTCGTTTGATTTTTTAACTATCGTTGCATTATCTTCTGGAGCAGGTTTCCATGTGTATACTTTTTCCCCAATAGTTAACATTGGTGTGCTTTGTTGATACCATATAGAGCCAGTTTGAGCTGTGTCTGGTTCAATTCTAAAGAAACTGTCTGTAGCTGTTCCTGTTAGAGCCATCATTGCAGGTGTTACTGTGAAAGTAACGCTAACTCTTTTCCACTGATTAGTAGCTTTAGTAACTGCAATTGCTGTTGCTCCTGTAGTGAAAAAGAATGTGTTTGAAGCCTCTACTCCTGCACTTGCTCCTTTAAGGCGAGTGAAAACAGAGTAAGTTACTTTGTCATTTGCTTTAACAACTCCACGATTAATTAAATCTTTAAAGTTATAAGCTAAAGTATTCCAAGCTGTTTGCGTTTCTGCTACTACATTTCCTTGATAAGTATCTTCTGAGATTTTAACAGCGTTACTATTCTTTAACCACCAACGGTCTGTAACTGTAGGGGTAATTGTTTTTGCACCTTCAAATGTTCCAGAATCAATTAATAAGTTTGTTACATCGTCATTAATCTTGTTTACAGTAGTTTGAATGCTTGTAATAGTTGAAGTGTTTGTATCGACTGTTTGTTGAAGTGAGTTTGTTTTTTGAGTGTATTCTGATAGCGTTGGACTTGGAGGGGCATATGCTACAACTGTATTTCCTTCTGTTACCATGATTTCAGTAAATTCTGCTCCTTTATCACGAGTAGAACCTGCTTGACCTGCATATAACAGAATACTTACAGTATTTACATTTGTTTTCTTGAATGTGTGATTAATAAATCCACCTTCACCAATTGTTACTGCTGTTTGTACTCCGTTTGTATATGGATATACAGTAACTTTAGTATCTGTACCTTTAGTAAATTTAACACGAGCAGAAATTGTATATTCTCTATCCATCTGCATACTTACAGGAATAGTTACAAAGTTGTAGTTGTCGCTTGTATCTCCTGTATTTTTAGGTAAGATAGTCATTTTGTCTGAGCCTGTTTTAACTAAATTGTCAGAGCCTACTTTTCTACTTTCTAAAGATGTGATTTTTGCAGTGTTAGAATCAACTGTGTTTTCAATTGTATTAGTTTTTGTTTTTAAGGTATTAACTTCACCTGTTACAGTGTTCATTGTTCCTTCAACAGCAGTAATTTTTTGTGTGTTTCCATTTGCTGTTTGCTCAACTGTATTTACTTTTTGAGACACTTGATTAAGATTGTTTCCTAAAGTAGTAACTTCTGACTTCTCAGCTTTATTAGTAATGGCTTGAGCATTTTGGTTAATAGATGTATTCATATCCGTAAACTTTTGGATATTTCCTTGTTTATCTGTTTCATAAACTTGTTTCCCTACAAGATTTTGGTCAATGTAATCTTTTGTGTATACTCCAGATTTATCTGCTTTACCTTGTAATTGTTGATTTACCCAAGTAGAATCCACCTTATTGTTTACATCAGTACGTAGAGTGCTAATGTCATTTTTTGCAGTGTTGATTTCACCTTGTAATTGAGCTTTTGAATTTGTTAAATCAGTTTTTGTAGTAGCAATATCTTGTTTTGCAGTTTCTAATTGTGTTTCTGCATTAGTGATATCTTGTTGTGCATCTGCAACTGCATTTTTAAGAGGTGTTAAATCTGGTGTAATTCTTACCCATGCACCATTTTTCCAAAGCTTTTGTACTTTGTCTTCTGGATTAGAAGTATCTACCCAAATTGTTTTACCATCTTTTAAACCTGTTGTTGGTGCATTTGGTTGTTCTATGATGTCAACCATGTTTTGCTCCATATAATCTTGAGTTGCTTCTGCTAAATCTTTTGCAGTTTTACTTTCTTGAATAGCTTGATTTGCTTTATTACTAGCATCATTTACCTTGTTTTCAATTGCTTCCATAAGTTCTTTTGGTACTTTATCATTAATCATTGCAAGCATCTTTTGATATAGCTTTCTTAACTCTTCATTAGAATCTACAATTTCTCTATAATTACCAAATGTATATTTGTTTTGTCGTGGGTCACGTCTAGATTCGTCACCTACAATACAACGTGCTTCAAGATATAATGTTGGGGTCATACCTTCATCAATGATTCGGATTGTATCCCCTTCTTCAATTTTTTCATGGTCTAATCCAAATACTGTATGAATATCTACAGCATCTACATCATAACTTACAATTGTGCTTACACGTTTCTTTAATTCAGTTTTTGCTAAAGAAAGTAGTCGTGCAGGTGTCATGTCTTGGTCTTCTGTTTGTGGTGTATAGAATCCATAACGATGCTTTCCGTTCACGTTCCAACGTTGATAAGCCTCTTCATCTACAATGTATTGGAAACCATTATTAACTGATTCAATTGTAATTAGTTTCTCTTTACCTTCTGCATCTTGTCCCATTACAAAAGGTACTAGTGCTGTGATAACATTTTCAGAGTTTTCTTTTCTCACGATTCCATTTAAATCTTTACCTATCGTAACTTCTTTACCTGTGTTTGTTCCACGTTGTTTTACTAAGTCTATGTATTTACGTACAATCTTTCCACTTTGTACTGTTACACGATACTGTAATTCGTAATTATCGAATAATACAGAGATATCATGTAAAAGAGCCAATGGACTGATAAAGCTTTTAATTTCATGTGAGCGTGTAGTTCCTTTTGTTTCTACTAGACCAACTTCCCAATCTGTACGAGCTGTTGCAAAACTAAGCCATTGTTGTGCAGTATATCCAGTAATTTTTTGAGGTACAATGTAAGGGTCAAACTCTAATAGTGTCCATAATCCAGAAGCATAAACAGTTAGAATATTTCTAGCGGAATCCTTCTCTATTTCAGTGATTACATAAGGAACTATAACGCCTTCCCTTACCTCTTTTAATATTAAGTTTTGTTGTTGTAAATACGGTACAAACTTAGAATTTTCCAATACAGAAAAATCAAGCATGTCTACTGTATTTTTAATCTCCCAATGTCTTACATCATCAAAGTAATGATGTTCCTGTAAAGTTGCTACAACCCTTTGAGTTGTGTAATCAATAATTTGTAAGTCTCCGCTAATTCTATTCATTATCTAAAACGCTCCCTGTACGTAATTTGTGCAGTACCTATATTATTAGGTCTGATTATAATTTCATTTTCTTTTTTATTTACTTTAGGGAATCGACTAAATATATCCTTAATACCAATTGCATTTTTACCATTGATAGTGACTAGAGAACGTTCAGTATCAATTTGTACTTTGTCTCCTACATCTAAAATATAAGGTGTTTCATCCACTAATAAAGTGTTTATTTTCCAAAACTTAACATCTTCAATGAAAGCAATGTCAGCAGGTGTATTTGCTCCATAAGCTACACATCCTACAGCAATTTTTGCTACTGCTCTGCCTGTCATTGGATTACTGTCTGAGTCATCAGTCCATCTTCTAACAAAACTAGCATCATCAATTTCTGTACCTTTTCGGTATTTGGCACAATAGAAGCTCCATTCTTTACCTCTACGAGCAACTGAAAAATGTCCTCTAAAATCTCTGAATGTATCAACACTCATACCCATTTCATCAAACATCCATTTTCTACTGCCACCTGCATCTATAATCGCCTGTGATGTTGTATAACTATGACTCATGTAATCATCAGCCATTGCTAACTCTACTATGATGTTGTCGTTAGCATCTAAAAGCATTACTACAACTTTTCCCATTCTGTTCCAGTTGTCTGTTCTAAATGTTAATTGTGTATCCAATCTAAAATCTTGAATTGCACCGCCTGTATTTGGAATTGTTCTCTTCATAAAAGCTCCATGCCATTCATTATTTGCTCCAGTACCATATGACTCTGGTGTAAATGCATATCCTTGCCATACTTTCATAGTTCCAGAGCACTTATAGATTCCAAGATTACCTGTTACAGTAGTCCAAGGTGTTAAACTCTTCATTTCATCCCATATAAGACGGTCATCCTGCTTTACAATCTTTGTCTTAACGCCTGTTGGGTATCCTAAACGAAAATATTCATTGCCA